ATCTATGATCAGGATTTTGATCCAATCTGTTGCCTGCCATCTCGATGCTATAAATGTCCCCCAAATTGTCAGAGGCCTGATCATAGATGGAGAACATTTCTGAGAGATCAAACTTCTTAGCCACCTTCTGTCATCCTCGGCGCTGTATTGGCCATTTCCTGGAATACGTCCTCAAAGTCCATGCCAGGAGGGGCCGCCCCCTCCGCCTGTGGAGGCGCAGCGCCCGTTGCGCTTTGCGTGCCCAGAGCATTCGGCATCGGAGGCTGTTCCGCGGCTTGCGGTTCCTGCGCCTGTCCTCCTGCCATGCTTCCCTGAAGCTGCTGTAGAGTTAGGGCAGCGGCGGCAGCAATGGTCTGATCTTCAGACTTCGCTGCCTGCAACAGGAGCCTCATCATGGAAAATAGCTGCATCTGTGGCAGGCTCATCGCTTGGTCAATCAATCTGCGGCGACGCTCGTCGTCTGGCTGTTTGATGTCCAGATATCTTTCCATGATCGTACTCTCAGATAGCATGCCCTTGGCCTGCGTTGCCATGGCGTGCTTGCGCACCTCTTCATTCGGGAATTTGGCCTTGACTTCCGCCTTCACCATATAGCGATGCAGGTCTCTGGCCTGCAAATTCTTTGTGAAATCTTGGCCCCTCAGCTGTCCATACACTCGAATCAGGGCGCTGCCGTCTGTCATCTTGCGTGTTAGGCTGAGAACCTTCCGTGCCCAGTTTGTCCAGAGCATTTCCAGGTGGCGTACCGGTTGTTCGAGCCGAATACGGTTCTGATCTCCCATCTGGCTAAGAGCATATCCAGAGACCTGGCTGGTCCCCGATCCGTACATGACATCAGCAAAGCCAGTCTGCTGCAATCTCGATCTCATAAATTCAATGTGCATCTGCACATCTGGGGCATTGCCTCCCCAGCTGGGAATTTCTAGGCTCTCTTCAGTACTCAACTGCACATGAGATCCCAAGGCCGGATCGAGCCGGATCGGTCTTCGTCCAGGCAATGTCCTCGATACGAGAGGCATGCCGGTATAGATCAGGATTTGCCGATTGCGTCTGTTGATAGCCTTTTCGAGAAAGCGCACTGTCTCAGATATCGGCTCAATAATACTCTGCCAAGAGGAGGCATTGTCTCTCAGGAGGGGCTTGAAGAATGATACGGTGTAGGGAATTTCATCATAGCCTTCCATCATCCTGAGAGGCCGCAATACATAGCTATCGGCCACAAGAGCATTCTCGACCGACATGGTATCGGCCTTCTTGACATAGCGCCAATAGTCCTGAACAGTGACCTCCGTCTGCATCCGATCTGCCAGAGAGCGATCTTGATGATTGGGTAGGCGGATGCCATAAAGCAATTCAACATCATAGACGCTCATCTTCCACTCGCGCACGATTGGCGACCAACGATGCGGCCCCCCAGGAAGGAAATACATCTGTAGTGGATCAATCACTTGCACTCGCAGGGGCGTCTGTTCGTAGATCACTCTGCCTTCGGTCTCCGTCTTGTGCTGCTTCGCTAACTCCTTGTCCCATACTGTGTAAAGAACCGCCCCGCCGTCTCTGACAAAGTGGGTATTCACCTCGTAGGGAATATGATATTCCTCCCGCACTCCATTGATGTACATCGTTCCTGCCAGATACTTCTCGACATCAGAGCTGTCCGATTCCTCCCCTATATCTGGCTCCCACCCCGACGCTGCCCATTCAATATCGTTTGCAAGAAGTATCCCGATTGCAAGATCTACTGTATTCTTGGGCGTCGGATCGTTATAGCGTTCCTCGAATTGCTTGGCTGGCTTATCATAATGATCGTCGTCGTACCATCTACGCCAACGGCGTATATTGGTATGCCAATCTTCGACAAATCTACGAGCCATCGAAGTGTACGTTTCGACTTCTTGTAGCGTCTCGATGGTCCGGTCAGATGTCTGCGATTTGAGATTCGCCATGTCGCAATCCTAGTCCCTGAATGGCCAGGGAAGATTTTCTTCTTCTGAGCTGATATGCTTGATCCCAGAAGCATCACTGAATGGGGATTCAATAACAATCTCCCCACGGGTATCTACACCGCCACGCTTCACAGCATCGTAGCATGCCATGGCCAGAGCGATGGCGGCATCAATCGGCAAACGGTCATGCAATGATTTGGGGCGGGTTAGACGATAGCCATTCTTCTTCTGTTCGGCCACAGCCAACTTGATGTGCATCCGCAACTCTTCATCAGGATAAACCTGAAGTATGCGATACTTCAATATCTCAAACAGGTTTTGTGAGGCGGGAATCATATTGCTGTCCGTCTGATAGAACTCGATAATTGGCAGGCCCTCTTTCTGTAGTGCTGTTATCGAACGGAGCATTTGTGATGGGTCACACAGAATGGCATAGATGTTGAATGTGCGGAACATCTCACGCAGATATTTCTCAACAGTCTCCTCAAGATCAAGGATCGTCCCGCTCTGAGGCGTCCATATTTGGTGAAATGCTAGGCCAATCTTCTTTTCTGCTAGATCATAATATACGCCGACTACAGCTGTGCAATCATGTTTCAGGCCCGCATCTACCGCTATGGAGATCGGATATTGGCGATAGGGACTATCCGGCTGAAAGATGAGAGGTGACTTCAGCGTGACAGCCCGATCCCACAATGCCATGTCAATGAATTGGTCCTGCGGCGATACCCATTCGTTTCTATGAAGTCGCAGAAATTGATTGGGGCGCAGACGTTGTAGCTCACTGTCATAATATATCTGGGTCTGCCAGGGCATGCGCGGCTCGTGATCCCAATAAGCGAAGATGGACCCATCCTTGCTCACATAACATGGCAGGTCGCCCAGGCTCTCGACTCTGTCTCCATCCAGCACGGTCAATTTGTAGAAGTTCCAGAGTAGATCGCTCTCGCCATCAAACCCAGCATAGGTAACGATCAATTGCAGAGGGCAGGGCTGGGTTGGCGGAATCGTCATTTCTTCATAAAGACGGCGGTCCTGGTCGCTAGTAAAGTTCCACAGTTCATCCCACACCACCAACGCTGGATCTAGCCCAGCAGCAGATGTGTAGCGAGACGAGAGAACATCAATCTTTGTGCCGTTGGGCAAGCGGATGCGATACTGTGTCGGCTCCAAACCCAGGTGGGTATAGTGATAGATCAGATCGGTGTAGGCCAGGTTTTCAGCCTGTTGCTTTGTGCTGGCCATCATGTACACTTCAGATCCAGGGAGAACCTGGTCTGCATACCAAGCCACCGTGGCCGCCGCCAGAGTCGTCTTCCCGGATTTTTTCGGGCAGCTCACGATCACCGTCTGATGAGGAAATGTTCCATCCTTCGTCAATCTCATGCAGTAATCAAATATACGTTCCTGGTGAGGAAATAGCTCTAGCTTATAGCCCTTACCAGCAACCCATTTCCCGGTCCCCCGATCCCATGTCTTCTGTACCCAAAAACCGTGGTCGGGATGCTTCATCCATTCAACGAAGGGCATCATGGCCGAGGTTTCCGTTTTGGTTTTCTCGTCGATCCCTTGGCAAACATCTTCGCCTGTTTGAGGTAATCTTCCCACTGCCCAGCTGTAGCGAAGTTCCCTGGCTGGGGAATATCTGTGCGTAGTGGTTGTGCCGATCTGGGCTGGGAGGGCTTCGCAAGATCAGATTGTGACCCTCCCAAAGACAGAAGCAGGGATACGGGGGAGACTTTCTTCGCCGCCGCTCCCGCCCCCTTCATGCCTGCCGTGAAGGGATCAGATGGTATGGGCAGCTTTCTCATCAAGTTCGGAAACCAGCGTTGTAACAGAGTATAGGCCGAAGCCCCACCAAATTCTGGTATTCTTTTGAAGAGGTCCCACAGATATTGTGCCCGCTGTTCTCTGGCAAGATCTTCGGGCGTGCGAGGATCATCATCGTAGGGCATGGCTCCTCCTAGATCATCATGTCTTCTTCGTTCATATCCTTCATGGGCAATATCATGCCCATTTCCTCTTCCTCATCACCTTCCATCATCCGTTTCTTATTCCGCATCTTGCTCTCAGCATCACCAATACCCTCAGCAGCATATAGGGCTCTCATGTGCTGGACGGCCTCTTCGCGATTTGCGTGCGGCTTACTGTGTACTTTATCAGTTGTGCCCTCCTCGACAACCCACCACCCCTCTTCGTCCTTCATAACTTCCCACGGATTGAATTTACGCAGGGTCAGAGCCAGGCGCGCCCTGGCTCCCATCTTGTTCCCTCTCTTGGCTGCTGCCCGGAGGGTGTCCAGGGGAATTTCTTCATCTTCGCCCATGCCCAAATCGCGGTGCAGTGCACCCTTACTGCCGATTGCTTCGTCAATCCAATACTTCTTCGCCACGGTCGCCCTCCTGAGAATGTGTCAGATTACATTATAACATAATGGCTTGCAAAGGTCAACGATACTGCAATTTTCTCTGCAACCAGTTCTGTTGGTTATATGGCCTATTGCATTAGTCATGTGGCCTATGGTATACTGGCATGAATGAAACGGGACGCAAGAATCCTCCACATCAAACTGCCCAGGATTTCTCTTGCGTCCCGTTTATTTTGGAGGATAGAATGAATTGTCCAGTATGTAAAGGAGAGGTAGTAGACTTCACTACCCATGTTCCAATAGATCGTCGATCCACAGAATTTGTGATCTGCAATACGTGTGGCTTGGTTTTTGCCAAAACTATGCCAGATCAGCAAGAACTCGATGAATACTACAGCACGGGCAAATATCGCGAGGAGGTTTCTGGCACAAGTGCAGTAACAGCAAAGAACCTCAAGGAGGAACAGGCGCGGGGTATGAGGATGGTATTCTATCTGAAACGCCATCTTCCAAGGATCAAGTCTCACTTGGACATTGGCAGCTCGACAGGCATATTCTTGGCCTGTATCTACGATGCCTACAACAGCAAGACCACCAAATCCATAGGCGTAGAACCCGGCGAAGTATTCCGTACTTTCGCGGGGGATCGTACAAAGGAAGCGGAGGAAAAGCTAAAGATAAAGCTGCCGCAGAAATTCTATGCCAGTTTTGATGTTGTGCCCAAGAACCTCAGGTTTGATCTAATCTCAGTGATTCAGGTATTGGAGCACATGATAGATCCACTCTCCTTTCTTCGAGAGATGCGATCCAAGCTATCTCCCGGCGGAGGCCATCTACTGATCGAAGTTCCCAATCTTTATGGGGGCAATGTATCGGCGCTTCAGTGGCCCCATCTCTGGGCACTTACGTCACATTCCATACAGGCCCTCTTGGGAGCAGCTGGCCTTGATGCAGTCAATATCGAGACTTTTGGCAGCTTGCCCCCCTTCTATGGCGCTCCGTCCAGTCTTATGGTTCTTGCCCGCCCGCGGGATGCCGAGCGAGAAGTCCCCCGCAACGAGACCATGAGGCAATACAATCTCTACTTGCAGGATCGTGAGAGGATTATTGCAGCAGGAAGGGGGGCTGGGGGGCAGTTCGGGTAGTACTTGACAAATTGTGTGACTTGTCGTACAATAATTACGTTTCTCCTCCTTCTCTCCTGCGCAAAAGCAGTGCCACCCCCGGCGCTGCTTTTGCCTTCTACCTCATGCTATCGCCGCTTGAGCCAGTCTGTGAATCGCTTCTCTTGCTTGTCGGGCAGAATGCGCTCGATGAATGAGTTATTCATATGATCATCCAATAAGTTTCTCGTCTCCATGAAGACAAAGTGCAAGAACAGTAGGGTGATCAGGCCGGGGGCGAGGAAGATCATGCAGGCGAATAGAATTTCCACGACCTCACCTCCCATGCTCCCTCTTTGCTTCTAGGAGGCGTCGGTCCTCACCCATAGTCCATCTGGCCCATGATCTCTTATAAGCCTGCATGTGTTGCTTGCAGTAGGGAGCGAGCCCGTCCCAGCGTGACGTATACTTGGCGAACTCGGCTATGTGGGCGAAGTGCCCTCTAGAGCCCGGCCCGCCTCCCCTTGGGCACCATTTCATGCCATCTGGGGTCTTCATGCCTGATGTATTCTGTCCGCGTCTCATCACCATACTCCTGTGCTAGTGACATTGGTGGTACTGATCCTCCAGATGGGAAATGAATCGGAATCTACTACCTCATCGTACTCTGAAATTTCTGCATCAACTGGACTGCCACATCCATCACACTTGAGTACTCCTTCGTAATTATCTCCAAAGACGGTGCTGGCACCACAGTAGTCACATTGTCCCTTGAGCATTGTCTTCCTCCTAATTCATAATGAGTGGCACATCATAGTATTGTAGGCTATTGCCTTCCAGATCGACGAGCAGATAGCACGGAAAGAACGAAGTGCATCGCACTTCTCTACCCATTATCCGCTTCTCCCCCACAAAAATGTCCGTATTTGAATGCAATGGAAATCTGGTTTTTATAGAAATCGTGCCCATAACAATTCTCGACTGCTCTTCAGACATTTTCTCCTCCGGCTAGGCTAGCAGATCGAGGACGACGTTGAGGGCCCTTTTGAGAAAGGGATATGGACACATGCCGTCGTGGCCCTGTTTTCTATCACACCAAGGACAGGTGGGGGCTGCGTCGGCAAGATGCAGCAGCTCCTGTATATTCATGCCCTGCGGCCAATCTGTATTGATCAGCATGTCATACGCTTTTTGATATTGAGCATCTGCATGTCTCGTCATCTCGGAGCTCCCAGCACCGAGGCCAGGATAATCAGAAAGAGTACAAGGAAGGCTGGCCCCATCAGATCTTTCTTGCTGCCGTTGTTGTATGGATGAAATGGATCTCGAAACATGTCAGCCTCCCGCCTCTCTGATAAGATCTTCGATATGCCACAAGATTAGCTTATGCACATTGACTCTTGCTCTTAGTGGCCACATTGCTGGTGTCTCAACAACCGTCACTGGCACTCCCGTCTCCTGCCAGATCCAATCATCAATCGAATCATCCTCCACAGCCTGTATCAGAGCGCCCTCGACCTTCTCGCCAAACCTAGACTCCCACGCCGACAGCAGCGGCACCTGATTATTCGCCAGCATAGCAATGAGTGCCCGCTGCACCTGGAGATTGCCGCCGTGTTGGTAGAGATATACTCCATTGAGTGCCGCCAGATCAATCAGATCTCCATCAATGGCCTGACCCTGTGCCACCGGCGAGCCGTCATCTTCATGTAGATCAAGCACGAATGCTGGTTCCTCGTCTACGATCCAATCTATGAGCTCCCGAACGAACATGAAGTTCCCGCGCACTCCAAGATAGGGTGATGTACCAAATCTAATCCGCTCTGATAGGCCGTCCAGGTTTGCCTGAGGTATGATAAGGCAAGTGAGATCGGGTGACAGGAAGGGCAGAGTTTCCATGATCGCCTGCGGCCCGGCTGGTTCCTCTCCATGGATGCCAGATAGAATGACAACTGGCACAGTCTTGCCCTCTTGATAGAAGGCCATCACATTGCCCAGAGAGAGTATCTCCCATCGATTCATCGCTCGATACATGACCACCTCCTGTGCTAGATATCCGTATCCTATCACAATTGTTTCATGATGTCAATACCCTTGACACAGAGAAACAGACATTGTATACTATGAGTGACCGGCGCACTATCTTCCAGCCACAGCCACAGCCTCAGTTGCCAAGCTTCTGGGGCTGTGTTGCTTTTCGGCAGATGTCGGCTGTTCTGAAACTTTCTCGTACTGCTGCGATATGGTTATTGGAAAGAGAGGTGTGTAAGGTACCTGCCCCCACAAGACGACGGCAGTATACAGGACTACAGGACGGGGGCGGTGGCACATACCTATAGGCTGGCGGCGCACACGGATGGCTATAGGCTAGGCGCTAGGTTAGAGATGGTCGCCCACTCCCTCGGCTTGGGATAGGATGGGGGATGGGATGAGGAGGGGATAGACAATGCCAC